GTCCACAACTAGGTGCATATATGCCACCTATCACCCATGTATCACCTACGGCGTTCGTGTTACAGTTACTCTCGGCGTGCATGATTGCTCTTGCGACGCTTTTATCCCACTCGTATTTGTTTATATAGCTTTCGTACAATGCACAGCCTGTTAGCTGTGGTACGCTCGCTAAGACTATTGGCGTTACTTGCACTACCTCTGTGGGTGTAGATAGTGCTACTATTTTTTTACGTCGGTTAGTGCTACTGCGCTATTTACGGCGCTTTGTACCTGTGCATGTTCACGAGCTTGGAACTTCATACCACCTATGAAGGCGATTATTGCTGTTACAAGTACGGCTATGACTACAGTTTTTACTGTTTCTATAGTGTTTTTTGTTGGCATTTTCATTTTATATTATCCTTTCTGGGCATTTTAATACACCCTTATTTTATCATGTGGGCATGATGTGATTTGCACACACCTATCAGGAAGCTACCCTGCCCATAAGACGCACCGATACCTCGATGCGCCAACACATACCTGAACCACACCTCTGTGGTTATACTCTGATAGCTTTTAGAGTTTTTTCAGGGGTGTAGAAGTAAAACTTATACGTGCCCTTGCCTACGCTTGAGCGTAACTCCGCAGCCGTGACTTTTGTCCTTTTGCCGAGCTTTTTTGCTACGCATTTTGCACGCTTGTTTACAGGGGTAAAGATGCGCTCTTTGCCCTCGCCTACTACCGTAAAGGTAGCTTTTCGGGTGATAGTTCCCATAATTTTGTCCTTCTGTCACAATCTGTGACGCTTATTTTTTGGCGTAGAGGGGTGATGACACACATTTCTGTGCGCCTTTTACTACGTCAATAAGCACACCTTTATTGGTGCGCTCATATAGCAGGTATGTTTTTATTATCTTACTATTTTAATATTGTTTATACTTGCGCCACTGTTTATAAGTGACTGTAGCATTGAGGGAGTCATTAGGCTAATACCTTGTAAGTGTTAGCTAGAGCGTCAATATATTCATAATCTGTAAATATATCGTGTCTTACTTCTAGTGTCTCTGTAGTATCAATATAATCTATATGTATATACATGATGTATCCTATTCTATACCTGCTATACAAGCGCAACAACGGCAAGCGTATTTATTAGCTTGCGTTGCGCTCTGTAGATCATGAATTATAAGTTTAAGAGTTAAGTGACGGACTACTACTGCGCTTGCACCTGTACTATCAAGTCGCTAGCCTAAAAACTACCGTTACAACGTAACCCTGTTAACACCTATTTTTATCCGTCATAATCGTTAGCGGTTACACGTTACAGCTTAAAGCTTGTGTGCATTGCCTAATATATAATGTGAGCTACGCTCTGCTCATGCTTCTATATACACTACCGTTACCCTCTCACTGTTTTGCGCTGTATTGACAAGCGTTACAGATTATAAGACTTACATAGCCATTTAAAGTATTACCTACTAACTATGCTCACTTATTGAGTATTCTTTGGTGTTTTAACCTATAAATTGTTAAAGTGCTACACTTGCTTAATTAGTCACTATCTAAAGTGTTAAACAGAGGTCAAGCATATAGCTTATAATGACCGTATCTGTTATAATTAAGGTGTAAAGTGCTGATAAGTGGTAAAACTTATCTGGAAACATCATAACAGTAAATATAACAATATGTCAATACATCAAATAAACAATAATCAAGATACACCAACAGAGACAGTATGGACACCTAACAGTAGTCATAATGATGGTGATATGACAACACCAGTACAGGTAACCACTACTGTAAAAACACCCTATACATCTATAAACAGTAAGAAATTAAAGAAGAATACAGAGCGTGTACTGGATATAATTGCCACGCAACAGACACGCAACGCCACGCAAGCTTATAAACAGATATACCCTAACGCTAGCGACATTACTGCACGCAATAACGCCAGTCAACTACTTAAACAGACATCATCACAAGTATACTTACAACAACATACGACACAAGCAGTTAACAATATACTAGAGTTAGCAAATACAGCAAGAAGTGAATTAGTACGTTTAAACGCTAATCAAGACATACTTGACCGTAACTTTGGCAAGGCAACTATTAAGCAAGAACAGGTATCAACAGGGGTAACACTGGTCATAAACTTGACAGGAGACAGCGACAGCTAACAGGGGTGCAACAGACAATGAACAGGGGTCAATCTGTTTATCTCTGTACCCACACCCCGTCACCTCTGTTGTTACAGAGACTCGTGCGCCTAGACATGTACATATAAAGGAGTATCTTCGACCATCTATCACCCCCCTAAAAAACACTTAGCTAAAATAAAATACACCCATTTTTTAATTTGTATATACGTTTGATATACGTTTGTGATATTATGTATATACAATTAATATCTCAAGGAGTTAAAATGGCAAAAATAAGTAAGTTGTTCCGTCTTAGTGACGAAGCGATAGCAATATTAGAGTCTAAGCCAAATGCATCCCGTTTCGTGGAGGATTTGATTTTAAAAGGCGGTGAAGGCATTAGCCGTGGCGAAGCTATGATTTTAGACCGCCTCGAAAAACTAGAGCTGCAAAATAAGTCCGCCCCCGAGATAGCCGCAATTACTGGCCAAGCCCTACACATACCCCCTATCAATGTATTGCCCCCATGTTGCTTCGGTAAGTCCCCCTGCAAACACTGGGCGTATGACGGACTTAAAGAAGCCTATGTAAATTCAATCAGCGGAGAAATAAAGGATATATAGAAAAGAACCCACTGCGACTATGGGTTCTTAGAGTTTTGAGTAGTTGATGTCTAATGTACTATTCCAATATTCTTCCGCTATGTTTAAGCAGTAATGAAATCGGCTTTATTATACTACATAAATAATGTAAGATAAAGTAAAACAAATACTCTAAAAAAATAACTAATGTGGAGATTATATGTCTAAAGAATGGACAGAAGAAGAACGTAAAGCGTTTGGCGATAAGATGCGTGCCGCCAGAAGTAAAAAAGAAGTACCTGTAGTGCCAATCGCAAAGGTACCAACAATAGAGGTAACGCCCCAGACATTGGTTTCTAATGGACCAACTATAGAAGAACTACAACGTCAAATTAACCAAGTAATGGAATCAAATGCATTACTTACAGCAGCTTTCTTAAACCAAAAAGCTACCAACAACTCTATAGGTGTAAGTAGCACTGGTAGATTATTGGGCGAAGTAGAGAAATATTTAACCGACCCAGGACTTTATCCAGACCCTACACCTCGTCTAAAGAAAGAAGACAGACTACAAACAATAGCCTTTAACTATAACTACGACCTAGAATACGCCGTAGATACAATGAGCTACGAAACTAAGACAGGTGTAAACACTAAGGAACCTAACTTTACTGTTACATTAAACAGAATTGTATTGGACTCCCAGGGCGTACAGACAAATAAAAGATACCGTGCTCGTAGGTTTGTCTTTAAAGAAGACCCCCAAGCTGCACTTATTCTAGCTAGGGAAAACAACTTAGACATCGACAAGACAGATGAAAAGTTCTTCTTAGATGAAATGCGCTACTTCCGTGTAAAGGATTGGTTGTTTGAAGTATTCTGGCCAAAACCTATTCCTGTTAAAGAAGGTGTACGTGAAGAAGTAATCGGTGGACAAGTAGTTCAAACTTTTACTGTTAGTTCAGAAAACAGTACTGGTGTAGACTTCGACAAGATAAATACCAAGATGGTGTAAACTCCTATGGCCGTCAATCTGGGAAGACGTACTTCGCCACCCAACATGCCTGGATTTCTGCTGTATTAGAGCAGGGAAGGTACTTTGTGGTGTTTAAGACATATAAACAAGCACACGAAGTTGTGTGGAGGCAGTATGTTCCACTAATCCCCAAAGAACTTATATATAAGAAGAATGAACAAGACCTTTTAATAGAACTAAATTATTTAGCCAATACTCCAGTTACACTTCCTTCTGGGGAGGTAGTTATGGTTAACCATGACACTACTAAGCCAAGAAGTACAATCCAATTACTGGGAAGTGACCAGGCTGACACGCATCGTGGCTTTAGGGCAAATGGGATGATATTCGACGAATATGCCGACCAAGACCCAGATAACTTTAAAGTAGTATATGAACCTATGTTTTCTACAACTAACGGATGGATTATATTTATGGGTACACCTAGGGGTTATAACCATTTTTATGACCTAATCCAATACGCCAAAGAAGATGATAAATGGTTCTTCCAAGAAGCAACGTGGCGTGACTCACCCTATGTAAGCAAAGAATTTATGGCCAACGTAAGGGCAGAAGCCGAGAAACGTGGCATGCTTTCTGGCTTTATGCAAGAATATGAACTAGAATTTAGAGCCGTACAGGGAGCGGTATATCCTATGTTAGATAGAAAAGTACATTTAATGAAACCAGCCGATATTCCTACGGACCTTACTTATTATGGTGCAATTGACTTTGGTTGGCATACGACAGCATTCCTATTATTGGGAGTAGACAAAGACCAGACCTGGTATGTAGTCGATGAAGTATATGGTAAGGAAGAAACT